GAGTTCAAAGCCTCTGAGACAAGGGTAGTTGATGATGTAGAACTCAAGGCTGCTCGTAACGAGATGGGTGAGGATAAGTACCGCCAAGAGTTTGAATGTAGCTTTGACGCTGCTGTAGAGGGTTCGTACTACGGACAAATCCTCAACGAGTTAGAAGATAAGAAGCATATGCAAGAGATTCCTCACGAGGAAATCAGCAGAACTTTTACCGCATGGGATTTGGGCATGGGTGACTCAACATCTATCTGGGTTGCTCAGTTAGTAGGCACAGAGATCAGATTGATCGACTATTACGAGAATCATGGTGTTGGACTAGACCACTATGTGAAGTGGATTAAGGATAACGACTACGCAAAGGCAGAGCATATCTTGCCCCATGATGTCCGAGTAAGAGAGTTAGGTACAGGAAAGAGCCGTCTTGAGATGCTTGAGGAGGCAGGGTTGCAGGTCAAAATAGCACCCAGAATGAGCCTAGATGATGGTATTCAAGCAGTAAGGCGTATCTTGCCAAGGTGTTGGTTCAATGTGCCAAGGGTACAAACTGGACTAAATTGCCTGAGAAACTACCGCAGAGATTACGATGAGAAGCGTAAGATTTTCTATGAAAGACCACTTCACGATTGGTCAAGTCATGGAAGTGACAGTTTTCGCTACTTAGCCCTTGGACTTGATGAAGGTCACAGCACATGGTCTAAGCCTATTAACCAAGCACCGAAATGGATTGTGTAATGTATGTAGAACGCCAAGGGGTAAATCTAGCCCCTAAAGTAAAAGAACTTGAAACTCGACTCGAAATGTTAGAAAATGTGGTAAAAGCATTACAATTGGAAAAGCCCAGAATGGGTCGCCCCCCAAAGGACAAACATGGCACAGAACGAGTTGAAGTCAATACTACAGGCAGAGATTGACGATTCTATCGGCTACATTGAGAGCGAGACTGTAGAACAAAGAAAACAGGCTCTACAGGCTTACTTGCGTCAACCTTACGGAAATGAGGTAGAAGGCAAGTCTCAGATCGTTACTGGTGAGGTGGCTGAAGCCATTGATGGCGCATTGCCTAGCCTAGTCCGTATCTTTACAGGGTCAGATAATATTGTTGTTTTTGAGCCACAAGGACCACAAGACGATGCCTCTGCCAAGCAAGCCACCGATTACTGTAACTGGGTTTTTAACCGAGACAACGAAGGTGTAGCCATCCTGCACGACTGGTTTAAAGATGCTCTCTTGCAAAAGAACGGCATCGTAAAAGCCTATTGGGAAGATAAAGAGGACATCACTAAAGAGCGTTACTTTAACTTGTCTGAGGACGAGTTAGCCATGCTGATGAGTGATGAGAGCATGGAGATTGTCGAGCAAGATACGACAGAATTCCCGATATTTGACCCAATGGGACAACCAGTTGTTGACCAGATGGGTATGCCAGTTATGAGTGCGACACACAATGTCGTAGTCCAAAAGAAAAAGAAATCAGGCAAGGTAACGATTGAGAATGTTCCACCAGAGGAGTTCTTGATTAGCAAGAAGGCTAAAACAATTGCTGATAGCCCATTCGTAGCACATCGTCAAATGTTGACTCGTAGCACATTGGTAGCTATGGGCTTCAATAAAAAGCAAGTTGAAGGCTTGCAAATGGATGATGCTCTTGCCTATACGCCAGAGCGTGTGGCTCGATATTCTGCTGGTGAGCAACCATACCAAGTTCAGACTGATGACCCATCCATGCAAGAGATTGAGGTCTTTGAGTGCTATGTCAAAACTGATATAGAGGGCAAAGGTATTGCATCACTCGTCCAAGTGTTCTATGCCTCAAACGAGATTCTTGAGGACGAGAGTGGCAAGGAAATGATCGAGGAAGTGGACTATGTGCCATTCCATTCAATCTGCCCTATCCCAATTCCGCACAAGTTCTTTGGAAACTCACTTGCTGACAGAACGACAGACTTACAGTTAATTAAAACGACTATCACTCGTCAAATGTTGGATAACCTATATCTGACAAACAATGCACGAGTAGTCGCTGTTGAAGGGCAGGTAAACCTTGAAGACTTGCTTACATCTACTGCTGGTGGTGTTATTCGTGCTAAGTCTCAAGGAGCTGTACAACAACTTGTAGTCCAGAATGTAGCTTCTCAGGCTTTCCCAATGCTTCAGTATTTGGATACAGTCCAGTCTAAGCGTACTGGTGTATCTGATGCTTCTCAGGGCTTAGACCCATCTATCTTGCAGAATGTAACTGCAGCGGCTGTTGCTTCTATGCAACAAGCTGGCGCAGGTAAGATTGAACTAATGGCTCGAATCTTTGCTGAGACAGGTGTTAAGTCTCTGTTCCAAGGCATCTTGCATCTACTCTGTAAGTATCAGGACAAGCCTCGTTTAGTTCGTATGCGTGGTGAGTTCGTAGAGTTTGACCCTCGCACATGGGCTAACCAATACGATGTTTCAATCAATGTTGGTTTGGGTGCTGGTAACAGACAAGAACAGATGGCTATGCTGTCGATGGTTCTTGCCAAACAAGAGCAGTTGATTGCTCAGTATGGTCCTGCCAACCCTTATGTTTCACCTGCACAGTATCGTGGCACTTTAGGTCGTATGGTTGAGATCGCAGGCTTTAAGGATTCTGCTGAGTTCTACAAGGCTATTACACCAGAGCAAGATCAGGCTTTGAGCAATCCTCCACCACAGCAACAGCAAATGCCTCCAGAGGTTCAAGCAATGATGGCTAGAACACAGGCTGAGATACAAGCTAACCAAGCAAAGGCACAAGCTGATATTCAATTGCAACAACAGCAAATGCAGATTGACATGGAGATGGCTCAACAAAAGGCTGGTCTTGAGATGCAGTTGATGCGTGAGAAAGAGGCTGCTAAGTTGATGCTTGAGCGTGAGAAACAACAGGCTTACTTTGCTATGAAACAGCAAGAGTTCGAGGTTGAGGCTCAATTGAAAGCAATGAAGGTAGGTGCTGGCATTACTAGCAACGTAGAAATCAAGGGGTAATCATGGCTGTCTTGAGACCAAAAAACAATTACTCAACTGATTTTGAGGATACTGGCTTAACCATTGATGATGTAATTTCTCAGGTACAGAAAACGCCAGATCAAATTGCTATTGAGGCTGGGTTTCCTAATGCGTCTTTGTATTCAATATTTAATGGAAATATTGACAGCTACAACTCTGCGAAAACTCTAGCTGACAATGCCTTGAAAATGGGTGTTGGCAGTATGCCTAAAGACCTTAGTTATGACGTTAATGCTGATGGGAAAGTAAATTCCCTTGACGCTATGATGATCTCAAAAGGTACTTCATTAGTAAAGCCAACAACAGCTTCTGATGTTGTTCAAACAATTGCACAACCAATTGCTCAAACTGCTACTCAAACTGCAACAACTTCTGAGCCAACACCGACACAAAGCAAAACTGACGTAATTGATGCTTTGACTAAGCAAATTCTTGGTCAGAACACAACAGCAAATTGGCAAGGTGGCGTAGATGCTCAAACTGCCGCTAAAGACATGGCTAAGATCATGGCTGGCATTGGCATTACAGATATTAACCAGTTTGGTAAGGTTACTCAGACTGGCTTGCAAGAAGATGTGCGACCCGATGGTCGTGGTGGTTTTGTTAATCTAAAAGGCGTTAAGGTAGACCCTGCGCTTGTTACACCTCTTGAGATGGATGGCAATATAGTTGGATATTCAGCCTCAACAGGAACTCAAGAGACATACGGCAACAAATTAACTGGTCAGGTTGTCCCCAATACATATAGCGAGCGTCAAACTGGTAACGCTTTTGGTGGTACTTTTGAAGGCAAAGGCAATACTGGTTACAGAGTAGAGTTTGATGCTTCTGGTAAGCCTTTTTTCTATACGACTGGTTCAACAAGCCGTGATGACATTGGTGTATTTGCACCGATTATTGCTGCGGCTTTGACTCCTATTATTGGTCCTGCTGCCGCTTCATTGCTTGGTCCAACAGCATCAACATTGGCTACTAATGCTTTGACTGGTGCAATGGTTGGTGGTAGTACAGCCGCTATTACTGGAGACAGTATTGCAAAAGGCGCATTGCTTGGTGGCGCAGGTGGCGCTTTGTCAGATGTTGTTAAGCCATATTTGCCATCTTTGCCAACACCAGAAGTTCCAATTGACTTTGTTGGTGGAACTACTGAGCAGATCAATGATGCTTTAAAAAATCAACTTGTAAATGATTTAAAAGCCGCTGGTGTTACAAATGTTTCTGAGTTCATTACGAACATTGGTGGCAATGCTTCATCATTCGTTCCATCAGGGGTTTCTCCTGTTGTCCAGACTCCAATTGATACTGTTAAAGTTACAGCACCTGTAGCGACTAAAACTGTTGAACAAGTTATCGCTTCAATAATGCCAGAGGTGGTGGTAAAAAGCCAAGCTCCTAAAGAGCAAAGTCAACAGATTCCTACAATTGTTGCGCCATCTGCTACTGAAACAATCCCGCAGATTACGACAATTGGACAAAAACCAAGCACAATTACAAACCAGACAGAACCAGCCCCTGTTATTGTTGCGCCTCCGATTACTGGAACAACACCTCCTAAGACCTACACAACTGCTGAGATCATTGACATGATTAGGTTAGGTGTATTTGGTGCAAGCGTATTGGGTGCGGCAAATCAAGAGACTGGTCCTACTGGATTCCCGATTGTTCCTGTTCCAGAAGATTGGAAGTCTCCAACTTATGCAAAAGACTTGCCTAGTGTTGCACCAACTCAGTTGCCGCCTATTGATTTTGGCAATCGTAATCTGTTGATTGGCACACAATGGGAAAAGTTCTTAGACCCTAACTACGGCAAAGTTCCTGCACCAGTACAGTTCAATCAGCCATCAGACATGAGTTACGATAGGTTAATGAGCATCTTAGGCACTAGCAGAGATGTTCTGCCAAGCCAAGTTCTCTCAATCAACGATGTAATTTCTGGAATACAAAACCAATATGGACAAACACCTACTGGCTCAATGGGCTAAGAATCTGCTAAATGATGACTTTTTCAAAGAAGTCATAGATAATTTGAAAAAAGAGCAGATTAGTGTGATAATTAACACAAATGCTAGTGAGATTGATAAACGAGAAGATGCTTATCGACACATTAGAACGATTGAACTGATTACAGGACACCTAGAAGGATTAGCCTCGGAAACTGCGATCAAAGAAAAAAAGTGGAAGATTTTGTAATTCTGTTGCGTAAAAGCAACACCGCAGTTCAGACGGATTCTGACGATTTTTGAGATGACAAATGGAAAACACCAACCCACAAGGGAGTGAAAGCCTAAATGTAAACCAAGCCGCTTCAGCGTTTGAGAGTTTAATGGGTGATTCAGAGGACGCTGACAACAGCCAAGCCGAAGGTCAATCAGAGGAATTACAAGCGAGTGATGAAGTTGAGCAAGAGTACGAGGAGGAATCCGAGGAAATTGCACCCAAGCCTAAATATAGAGTTAAGGCTGCTGGTGAGGAGATCGAGGTTGACGAAGATGAACTCATCAAAGGTTATCAACAAGGTGCGGACTACACAAAAAAGTCTCAAGCACTAGCTGAACAGCGTAAGGCTCTCGAAGCCGAGCGAGTTCACTTAGAGCAGGTGAAACAAGAGCGACAGGCTTATGCCCAGAAGTTGCAGGCTTTGGATAGCTTCCTAAGTCAGCAAGATCAGGGTGTGAACTTAGATGTTCTAAAGGAAACAGACCCCATTGGTTATGCCGTGGCGGTAGCTGAACAGAGTCAGCGTGAGAAGCAGTTAGCAGTAGTTAGAGCCGAACAGCAACGCCTTGCCCAACAGCAACAAGCCGAGCAACAAGCCTCTCTGCAAAACCATCTCCGTCAAGAGTCTGAGAAGTTAGTGAGTCTGATTCCTGAGTTGGCTACGCCACAGGGTGATGCGGTTCGGAAACAAATCCGTGACTATGCGAAGTCTGTTGGTTGGACTGACCAAGAACTCAGTTCCGTATATGACAGTCGTGCTGTGGTGAGTTTGTATAAAGCAATGAAGTATGAGCAACTTCAAAAGAGCAAGCCTGAGTTAACCAAGAAACTCCAAGCTGCTCCTAAGATGATGCGATCTGGAACTTCTGCGCCTCCTACAAAATCGTCACAAGATAAACAGGTAATGCAGAGGTTGCGTGAAACTGGCAAAGTCCAAGACGCTGCTAAAGCATTTGAACGATTCTTTTAATTTTGGAGTTTTAAAATGGCTACATATCAAACCTATACCGCTATCGGTATGCGCGAAGACCTTTCTGATGTTATCTATAACATCTCACCAACAGACACACCATTTTTTTCGTCTGTAGGTAAAACCAAAGCTACTGCTGTTCTGCACGAGTGGCAAACCGACTCTTTGGCTGCGGCTACATTGAGCAACTTTGCTGTTGAAGGCGACACCGCTTCTGACGCAACTATGTCTCCAACTACTCGTGTTGGTAATCGTTGCCAGATTGCACAGAAAACCATCAAGATTTCTGGCACTTTGCAAGCTGTTGACAAAGCTGGTCGTAAGTCTGAAAAGGCTTATCAATTGGCTAAAGCCTCTAGCGAAATCAAGCGTGACATGGAAGTTTCCGTGTTGAGCAACCAGATCGCTGCTAACGGCAACTCTACAACTGCTCGTAAATTGGGTGGCTTGCAGGCTTGGTTGGCAACTAATGGTGATTTCGGTGTTAGTGGTGTTGCTGGCGCAAATGGTACTACTGCTCGTACCAATGGTACAAACCGCACTTTCACAGAAGACATCTTGAAGACTGTTATCCGTGAAGTTTATGCCTCTGGTGGCAATCCTAAAGTGTTGATGGTTAACCCTGCACACAAGCAATTGGTTTCTGCTTTTGCTGGTATTGCGGCACAGCGTTTCATGGCTCCTGCCAATGCGCCTACCACCATTATCGGTGCGGCTGATGTCTATTTGAGCGATTTCGGTACAGTTTCAGTTGTGCCTAACCGCTTTATGACTTCTACCAACAACTGTGACGATGTGGCTTATGTGCTTGACCCCGACATGGCTGCTATTGCTTACTTGCGTCCTTTCCAGACCAACGAGTTGGCTGTGACTGGTGACAACGAGTCAACACAACTGTTGGCTGAGTACACCTTGGAAGTTAAGAACGAAGCTGCTCACGGCATCTTGGCTGACTTGACACCATAATAGTCGCATAGACTTAAAACCAATGCCTCAGAATTAAACCTCTGGGGCATTTTCTTTTCTAGCCAAACTGATAGAATTAGCTTATGCAAAACCCTGTCAATTTTCGTAAATCTGCCGTTCATGCCGATGGCGATGGCGGTATCGTTATTCAAACTCGTCAAGATGTTTCAGACATTGTTGAACAGAATAAAAAGGAATATAACTCCTTTGATGAACGAGCAAGATGGTCTGATAACTTGTTTGGCAACAAAGTAGCGTCAATTCCAATGACTGTGATTGATGACCTAAACAAACAAGGCATCATGCGTGGGTTTGCTGTTGTTGATGACAAAAGATTTGCCGCTTGGTTAAATGACCCAATGAATCGTGCATGGCGCACTCGGACTGGAGTAGTATGAGCATTTCAACATACGCTGATTTACAGACAACTATCGCAGGGTATTTGGCTCGTTCAGATTTAACAACTCAAATCCCAGACTTTATTCGTTTGGCAGAAATTCGTTTGCGTAGAGATTTGCGTATTCGACAGATGCTTACATCTACAACGCTAACCTGCACATCTGGGACTGCAACAGTTAATATCCCTTCTGACTTCTTGGAAGTTAAAGATTTTGTTGTTAGTGGCAATCCTGTTATGCCATTGAACTATGAATCTCCATCTTTGTTTTCTCGTAATTCAAGAAGCATGGATGCGGGTAAACCATTAGATTACACAGTATTGGCAAGCACTTTCAAGTTAGCACCAATTCCAGATTCTAATTACACATTGAGTTTGGTTTATTCTGCTGCGCCACCATTTCTAAGCGACTCAAACACATCAAACACATTTTTAACTGTTTGTCCTGATTTGCTTTTGTACTCATCTTTGCTAGAAGCAGAGCCTTATTTGATGAATGATGCTCGTATCAACACATGGGGAACTATGTTTGATAAAGCGATGTCTTCTCTGACTCGTTCAGATGAAAAAGGTCAGTATTCTGGTGTTCCTTTAGCAATGAGAAACTCATACATCTAATATGCCTACACAAAGAATACAACTTGGTGAATGGATGCCTGACCAGTCTGGTATCTCTGGTGCGTTAACAAATGCAAAGAATGTTGTTTCTCAAGCCATTGGTTACGGACCTTTCCCAAGTGCTGTAGCTTTTTCTGGTTCAGCGGCAGAGGATTTGGTTACTCTATATGCTGCAAAAAATCCAGACTCAACAACACAATTGTTCACTTCTGGCGCAAGCAAAATTTATACGGTTGATGGTATTGGTGCATTAACACTAGTTAAGTCAGGAATGACTACTGGAATTAACGATAAGGTTCGTTTTACTCAGTTTGGAAAAACTGTTATTACAACCAACAATGCCGACAAACTACAAGCATGGACACTAGGAACTTCTACATCATTTGCAGATTTAGATGCGACTGCCCCAATTGCTAAATACATTACTGTAGTTCGTGATTTTGTGGTTGTTGCTAATACTTTGGAAACAACACAACAGCAGTATCGTGTTAGATGGTCTGCAATCAATGATGAAACCGATTGGACTGAAGATGTAAATACTCAATCTGACTATCAAGATATTCCTGATGGTGGTCAAATTGTAGGCATTAGAGGTGGTGAGTTCGGTATAGTATTTCTAGAAAGAGCCATCAGTCGAATGACTTATGTTGGTACGCCTTTTATATTCCAGTTTGACAACATCTCAAGGAATAAAGGGTGTATGGTTGCAGGCTCAATTGCACAGTACCAAGGAATTACATTTTTCTTATCTGATGATGGATTCTATTTGTGTGATGGACAAACTGTTCAACCAATTGGAAATGAAAAGGTAGATCGCTTTTTCATTGATGACGCATCAGAGTCTGATTATGGCTCTATGTCTGCGGCTGTTGACCCAATTCGCAAACTTGTTATTTGGAATTATGTGGCAACCGATGGAAGTCGTAAGTTAATGATTTACAACTTCTCGACTAAGCGGTGGACTTATGCTGATGCTGGAACTGACTATCTATCAGAGGCATCTAGTAGTTCTGTGACTTTAGAGCAATTGGATAGCATTTCTGGTTCTATTGATGCTTTGACAACTAGCCTTGATTCTCGTTTGTATGTTGGTGGTAGATATTTCCTTGGTGGCACATTAGGCTCAAGGGTTTATACTTATACTGGTGCAAGTTTGACAGGTCAAATTGCTACTGGAGACATTGATCTTGGTGGACCATCCGTAATAACTTTGGCTCGTCCGCAAGTTGATAATGGCTCTGCCACAGTTGCTGTTGCATCAAGAAAGCTACTAAGTGAGCAGGTTACTTTTGGTACTCCTGTTAGTGCTGATTCTGAAAATAGAATCTCTTTGCGTAGTTCAGGTAGATACCATCGACTTCAATTGATTCCTACTGGTGCTAATTGGGAAAATGCTGTGGCTATTGATGTTGATGTTGTTGGACAAGGTGTTCGCTGATGTTTAGAAGTCTTCCTCCTTTTGGTGGAGATCAGCGTCAAGTTGCTGAGGTTGT